GATATCACATATTGGGCGGGATTTTCTTTTTCTGTCCTGCCTAATAAAAAATCATACCATGCCATATTTCTTCCTTTGTATCTCGACCCAGTTTTGTTGTTTTTGCGCTGTTATTAACTTGGGTCTTTTTCCGTATATGTTATGCAGTTTTCGGTGATGCATATGACATAATGTAACAGCTTGTTTATAAACTTTTTCTTCGTTTTCTTCTATAAATGTTTCACGAAGTTCTAATATTTCATCTTCAGTTTTTATCGTGATGTCGTTTTCTTTAAACCACGATTCTAATAACTCAGTTAATCCGTAAAAGTGATGAAAGTCCAGATTCTCCGTACTCCCACAAATGTAACAATGCGTGTCTTTCTTATATTTCGACTTGGCCTTGTCACGAACATACTTAACTAAATCTCTTTTTAAAGTCATAAACCTACTTGTATATTAGAATTTTAACAAATTTTATAGCTCATGTCAAGAACTATTTTTTCAAGGAGTAATCAAAAGGTAGTGGCATTTGTTTCAAACGAGTAGAGTGCATATCGAATCGCATCTGCCATGTGAGATGCATAGTTGTGTTTAGGTTTTTCTTTCATTAAATTAGGGTTTGGATCCCATTGATATTGGTCTAAACTTGATATGGACTCGTTACAGGATTGATGAACAATTAACTTATCATTATCTACAATACCAGCTACATGACCAATGCCATCTAGTACAGATTTCTTTGCATTAATAGTAGTAATATCATAGTTTTGTGCAAAATCGAATCTTGTTTGTTGAGCTGCGGAGTCAATGTAAATATAATCTATATTCCATTTATCTATAAGTTTTCTTATTTCCATTGCGTGTTGCTCGGTTGTTCTTTCACTATTTAAATATTCATCTAGTAAATAGAATCGTTCTCTTTCCCAGTCATATCCTATAACACAGAAAGCGGTAGGGTCTTTATAACCTACGTCCATTCCTGCAAATATGTCCATTCTATGTGTTTCTAGTTCTGATAAATCTGCTACACATTCCTGATGATTAAATGCCCAGACTTGTCCTTCAAATACATTGAAGTCAGCCATATACTCTTGGTTAAATTCTGCTTCAGACATTGTTTTTCTAGCCTCTTGGATATCTACTTCTGATATACGAGGATTTTCATGATAAGTTGCTCTAACAGAACACCACTCTGGATATTCTCCTGAGAAACCTCTATTCCAAAACTCTGCAAACCAGTTGTTTCTACCACGAGGAGTAGAAATAAATAATGCCTTTGAATTTTCTTTATCTAGTGTAGGACGAAGTGCAACATTAAATGCATCTCGACCATCAACTAGCGCTGCCTCATCAAATATAATTAAATCATAACTTCTACCAACAACAGAGTCTACTTGATTGATTGACCCCATACGAATAGTAGAATGATTACTTAGTTCAATAACTTTATCTTTTGCATTATCTCTTATTACTTCTAGTTCAAAATGTTTAATTAGTTGTCTTTGTAAATCAAATGATATTTGAGATAGTGAGTAGTTAGGTGACATTAGTAGAACATTACAATTTGGTACTAAAGTGACTAACTGACCTATAATATTTGCTATGTAAGTTTTGCCCTGCCTTCTAGAAACAGCGGCACATACGAAACGATATTTAGGGTTATTGATTGCATTGATAATTGCATTTTGTGATGAGTTTGGTGTGATTCCCAATAAATCCATATAGCCATCTATTGGTAATTTTATAAATCTAGCCGTCTCCTGATAAGACATCAGATTCTCATGAATTATATCTTTTCTACTAACTTCTATCAATGGATTTTCTCAGTAAAAAATAAATCAGAATCTTCATCAAGAAAGCCTAGTTCTTGTGCCTTGTGGTATAAGTAACAATATGAAGCAACAATGTGTTTCATGTTCTTTTCTGCGTTAGTTAAATCTCTATTACTTTCTTTATTTACTAAAGTTTTTAGAAATCCTGTTGAGTGTGTCATGGCTTCATCAAGCCATAGTTTTTGTCCGCTTACTTCCATTATCCTCTGCTCCTTCTTCTTCTTCGAGTTGTTTTTCTTCTTATACCAAATGTTCTTTTTTGTGACTTTGGTGGTCGTTTTTTACTTCCACCTTTTCCTGCCCAAAAAACTTTGTTTGCCCACCAAGCTGCTGAAGACTTTCCTTTAGCAATATTCTTAGCGTGTCTTGCTTTGAAACTTCTTCTAGCTTCTGGACTATAATTATGACCCATGCCTTGCGCCCCGAATCTAATTATTTTTATTTTACCACCAACTCTTACTGCAACGACTGCTTTCTTAGTTTTGTGGTTGGGTGTTCTTTTTGGTGTATTTAACCTTGTAAGTCCCACCCTTTTTAATCTTGCTTTTTCTGCTTTTGATAGTGCCATTACATCGGTACATTATGCGTCTTAATTGTTCTAAATTTATAAGACAATGAAGCGCCTTTGTGTGCTTTATACTTACCTTTATGTTTCATCAAACGCACACCTGATTTAGTTTTCATCCAATGATATCCTTTCGGGGCTTTTACACTTTTCATTGAAAATTCCAAAATACCATAGAGTATCTAGTACCTTTTGTTACTTTTTTAACCCCATGCTTTGGACGGGGTCTAAATCCAGGAATACCAGATTGAGGCATTTGAATTACAGAACCTACTTCCTGTTTGACTTCTGTACCATTTATTGTAAACTCTCCACCTTCATAATCATCATTTAATGGTATCACCATTAAATCTTTTGCTTGTTGATTAGTGTTAGGTTTCCAATAATTACTCTGGCACATCCAAAGGCTATCTCTATGTTCTTCAACAAAGTCTCCTTCTTCATACTTCATAACTTTACATCTATAAACTGGGAGTCCGTCCCACTCTGTAATATAATCAGTACCAGATTGAGAGACTTGTCTAATTTTATATCCCTCTGGGTCTATTTCAGTATTAGCGTCTAGCTCTTCTTTACTAAAAGTTTTTTCAGGTTTTGATGTATCATTTTTAATATAATCTCGTTCCCAAGTATGAAAACTATTTATTATATTTTGACACTCTTCTCTTGATAGAAAATTTTTAGTAACGCTAACTCCTGCTTTCATTTATCTGCCTCTTCTAGGTAATATTCTTCCTGCACCTCTTTTACCAAATTTTGCTCTCTTAGGACTTAGTGTTTTACCAAATCTTGGACCAATTGCTTTTGGTGCTGAAGCATATCTCATTGCTTCCATGCTATAAGATGATTTACTGTTTACGACTGCACCTGCTGCTGCGTTCATATCTCTAGTAATGCCTCTTTTTAGCACATGTTTACGAATCTTCTGGGTATTATGTACACCAGTTGGGCCACTTAAAAAACCGCTTGTTCTTGCTGCCATTTAGCTCTCCTTTAGCAACTTTAGTTGCTTCCTTTGAAAATTACATTTACGCATTGTTGCATAATCTTTCAATTTTCTTAATCTTTGTAGATACTTTCGTTGTTCGTAAATTCTTACTGCTAACTTTTTTTCGATGCTACTCAATTCAGTTTGAACTTCAAACTTTTCTTTGAGTTGGCTTCTATTCACTATCTACTCCTTCTTTTTGTTCTTCTCTTTCTACCTCTTTTTGCAAAGGTGGCAACATTACGAGGTTTACCACCTGGATTCCCTGCAGCTCTCTTTCTTCTAACTGCTGACCTTATTTGAGATTTGGTCATTCTTGCTGCTTTGCTAGCAGGTACACATTTAGGGTAGCCTCTTTTACTATTTCTTGCTGATTTACGACCGCAAGGCATAAAGCCTCCGCCTTTTCTTTTACGAGAAATATCAACCCAGCCTTCTTTGAACCATTTAGTTAGTCCACCACTAGGTTTTTTATGTCTTGCCATTATCTACAAGGTCTGTTCTTCTTACGAATTGCAGCTTGAAGTGCTTTTGGTAACTTCTTTTGTTTTGGTGAGAGACAAGGTTTCATACCTTTTCTTTTTTTCGCTCCACCTTTTTTCTTTCTTTTATGCATTGGCATTATTTTCTTCTCCTACGAC